GGCTTATCGTAGAAATGCTCTGAGTACCCCTCCAACACAGGAACACGCTCCCCATCAACTTCCGTGTAGACAATGTTTCCTTCGCTGTCCGTCTGGTAAATCTCTTGTCTTTCGTGATAGAGAGCGTATTTTAATTTCTGCTTATTCTTCAGTGCCGTCCTCATGCGGACTCACCTCAACTTCCGGCAGTCCGGTAGCAATGCTTGTGAGTATGCTGAGAATACCTGCGAGTGCAGAAGCACTGGCTACAAGTGTCCAATTCACATCTCCGATTGCTACGGCAGTTCCGATAGTGGCAACTGCTGTCTGTGCGACAGTCCTGATTGCACGAATTAAAGCAGCTTTAATAAAATCGTTCATTTAAGCACCCCCGTTATTGAGCCTGTTTTCAAGTATGTCTACCCTCTTAGCAAGCCCCTCAACTGAGCTTTCGACAGATATGATCCTGTCGTTGTGCTGACGCAACTCTTTGTTCAGTTCCCTGACTGCATCTCTGGTGTCACGCCCTGTTGATATAACTTCATCAAGTTTCGCATCCATCTTTGTTTCGGAACGGATACGAGACTCGATTTCTTTTGAGTCGGCTTGTCGGTTTCCTCGCAATCCCATGTACACGGCAAAAGCCACGGATATCACGCTTATTCCGATACGAAGCCACTCCATCGCTTCTGGTGACATACTTATAAAGACCCCCGTAATAGTGACTATCCCCACGTAAAATACGTACCCCAGAGCATTATGCAAGTCACATAATGTCCCGCTCCAACCACGCTCTACTACACTATCCGGCTCAACGGTATAATGCCGTTAAATAGACGGTCACGGTCTCTGTACGTTCTTGTCGTGCTGTTCTCCGTTGAACTCGTCTGAAATTCGATACCGATAGTGTTATAGTCGAAGAGTGCCAAGTTGAAGATATGGGAATAGAATTGCGAAAGGTCTTTCGCCGCACGTTCGTTAGAATACGAACTTGGATATTGACCGTGATAGTTCTTTGTCCGTGCCTGTAATACTTCTCTGAAAGCCGTATTCAGCTTAGACTCGACAACTGCGATTTTATATCCCGGTTCATTTTCCAACTGTGCAACAAGGTCAGCCAGAATAGCGTCCTTTAAGTCTCCGAAACTCTCAATGACCAATTCCGACATAAGACCACCACCTTATTCAGCTTTACGCTTGCGAGTCTGCCGTTTGGCAGTCTCTTTCACAACCTTTTCCTCTTTCGGCGGCTCATTAACTGCCGGAGAGGGCATTGGCTTAACTTCCTTTGCCCTCATCCGAAGAACCGCACGATGAATCATCATGCTCATGTATTATCACGCTCCAAGAGTAATCTTGATAATCTTGCGCTCGTCAAATACATACGGAGCAAACAGCTTAGAGCCGATGATGAAGTTGGTCTGAGCAATCTTGTCTCTGTCGTACTCAACGAGTGTGTCACGCTTCATAACGATGCGAAGTGCACCCGGCTTGACGATGTAAGCTACATCATTGTCGCCAGTGGATTTCTCGTAATACGTGCCGAGGTCGGCTGCTGCCGGAGTTGCAACTGCTGTGTACTCGCCCTTGAGGTCACGAGTGTAGTATGTCTTGCCAGCGGAAACGCTCTGGTCAGATGTCTTTGTATAATGGACAACGGAGTTCAGTCTGTTGGAAACGACAACATCGCATCCGTGAACCATACCGACACGACCACTGATGATAGCGTTAGCCCCGATCTCAGTGTTCGGAATCCAAGAACCTGTCTTGCGGAGTCTCGCATAGAAAGATGCCGGAATGAGAAGGACTTTCTCACCGTCAATGTCCTCACCGAACTTTGTAAGGGCATCAGCGATTCCGTCAGCGGCATTTGTGGCGGCGGCGATAGAAGCAGTATAAGTTGTTACGGCATCCATAGAAGTGAGCAGTTTCTTCTCTACACCATCGTTGATAGCGAGAAGAATCTGTTTTGCTGCCTCTTCCGGCACGGTGTTCTTGTAGCCGGACAGCCATGCTTCATCTGTGAACTCGACAGCCTTGCCGAGTTTGGAAATCTCGA